AGACATTAGAACCTAAGTATAATAGACTTGTATTTTTTGATGGATATAAATTTCCTCATGGTATGAATATTTGCACTGATAGATACTTTGGTGAAGAGTATCGTGTTAATCAAGTTTTTTTCTTTGATATGGAGGATTGAAAATCACTTTTTAATTCCATAAAATTGGGAAAAAAATTCCCGCAAAAAATTTACCCTTAAGGTTTTTTCAATGAAAGCAGTAGTTTACTCAAGAGATAATTGTCAGTGGTGTGATAGAGTTAGACAATTATTTAAATCTGTTGACATTAAATACATAGAGTATAAGTATGGTGTAGACTATACTAAACAAGAATTTCAGCAAGAGTTTGGTTGTGATGCCACTTTTCCTCAAATTCAAATTGATAATAAACACATAGGCGGATGCAAGGACACACTACATTATCTGAAAACGAAGAATCTAATATAAACATCAACAAAGGATATGAATTTCTTTTAAAGGTACCTGAAAGAAGAGTTCAATTGTTTAAGTTTAATATTCCTTTTACAAATTATTCTTTTGAATTTTATAAGGAGTTTTAATGTATAAACCACATTATTGGTATCATGGTAATTTGTACATGATTCCTGAAAAAATTGATGATATATTTAATTATATTGATAAAACCCCTGTAAAAAAATTATTAGATGGAAGTAAAAATCATTTAACCACATATTTTGATGATGATGATTTAAGTGCTTTTTTTACAGATTTCTATGACCAAGTGGGGGCACAAATTATGAAAAAAATAGGTCTGTATTCTCGTACTAAATTTGAAACTACATATTGGTCACAAATTTATTCAAAATGTATGAATCATTCATCTCATAATCATTGTTCTTTTGAATGTGAAGAATCAATTATATCATGGGTGCATTTTATAAATGTTCCAGAACAAAAATGTTTTAAATTTACAGATAATGATGGTAATGTTTTTTATCCCCCAGAACAAAGGAACGGAGATATAATATATTTTCCATCTTGGGCATATCATGCAGTCGATCCAAATGAAACTAATGATATCAGAGTCGTCATTGCAGGAAACATAACAGTTACAGATTCGTATGATATTGATGAGTAAAAAAGTTCTTTTTTTGAATGTCTAAATAATTCCGCCTAGAAAAATTGATATGACAGAAATCGTCATAGGACTCTGCATCCTTGTTGCAGTCTTAACAATAACACTAGGAGGTGTGGTAGGATATTTAATAAGTCAACATGTGCATACGACAAATCCTCGTTATACACACCCCGAATGTTTTGATGTAAACGGTAATCCAATTCCTGATGACATCATTGCATTTCGGTTTGAAAACAACTCTGATGAATTTGAAGACTAATCATGGCAAGACTTCCTAAAAATCCTTTGGTAAGTGAGGTGTTAAGAGCAGCTCACGGTGCTAAAACAAAGGATAAAAAAATCTCAATTTTGAAAGAACATAAAGGTGATCACTTTAAAGCACTTTTTGTATGGAATTATGATTCTGAAATAAAAAGTGCAATACCAGAAGGTGATGTTCCATACAAACCTAATGAAGCACCTGCTGGCACCGAAGGACATACTAGATTAGTTCATGAATGGAGAACTCTTTACAATTTTGTTAGAGGTGGTAATGACAGATTGTCTCAAATGAAACGTGAGGCAATGCTGGTTCAACTATTAGAATCCTTACATGCTGATGAAGCAGAAGTTATTAATCTTGTAAAGGACAAAAGATTACAGCAAAAATATAGAATTACAAAAGCGGTGGTATCAGAGGCATACCCAGAAATAAAATGGAGAGATGAATAAAAACTGTAACATAAGTTACATTTTTTTATATTAAATACATTTGGATATGTTATAGTATTCATACGTTCATCTTATGGGCATTCTATTTTACCTATCTCTACTCGCTAGCCACGAACCAGTTCATTGGACTATTAGTTGCGAAAGGTGGATGGAACTAACTTATGAAGTCAAACAAGATCCTTATCTTGATGCGGAATCTAAGTTAGGTTTGATCAACTACTTTAAAACTAAAGTAGATGAAAAATGTAATGTAGGAGAAACATAGGACGCAAGTATGTGGTATTACCACAGAAGGAACGGGATTTTGTCCTATTACTTCAAATCAAATGTCAAACTTAAAATACAGAGGAGCAGCATATTCTGCTTCAGATTCCACTTCAACTAAAGAAACTAAAACATTAGTTTACAGAGGAGTGACTTACAAGGTACCTTCTTCATCAAGGAAAAAAATTAATTTCGACGGTGTATATAGAGGTATTAAATTTAACAAACTGACATTAGTTTAAAACTATAATGGGAGGTAATACCTCCCTTTTTTTTATGTATTACGGTATTAGGTACGATCTCTCAAGAATAGAAGGTGATGATGTTACAGTTGACACTGTGGCAGATTTGCTTACTGAAAAAAAAGTTATTGCTGTATTTCAAGGAAAGTCAGAGGCAGGACCTAGAGCATTAGGTAACAGATCTATTTTATACGATCCTAGAGATCCAAATGGTCAAGAAAAAATAAACAATATAAAACGACGAGAGCAGTTTAGACCTTTTGCTGCATCAATTTTACATAATCATGTAAAAGAATGGTTTCTAATTGACTCATCTCCTCATATGTCTTACGCTGTTGATGCTCGTCTACATACTCATAACAAGATACCTGCTGTCTTGCATCATGATTACACTAGTAGAATACAAACTGTGACCTATGAGGAAAACCCTAGATTCTTTGATATCATTTCTAGATTCTTTGGTAGAACAGGCGTTCCCATGGTTCTTAATACTAGTTTTAATCTTGCTGGAGATCCACTGGTCGAAACACCAGACGAAGCACTAGATACATTAAAAAAAAGTGAGATAGATTATGTCTACTTCCCAGAAATCAATAAACTCGTTGGGGATTAATTTTTCTAATAATGGTTCTATATGTTTATTAAAAGATGGTGAGATAGATTTATATCTTGAAGCTGAAAGAATAACAAGAAAAAAATATGACTATGAAGTCAAATCATTATTTAAATATATTGACAAAGTAGATCATATAGGATTTGCTGATTGTCATTGGAGTAATCCAACCAAAAATTTAAAGACCGCAAGAGATAAATCTGCCATAAAAAGATTATTTCCTAATGCCACTATTCATGATTACACATACGATCATCATTTGACACATGCTTATGGTGCTTGGAGGCGTTCTGGTTTCAAAAAGGATGTTGTAGTCATAGTTGTAGATTCTAACGGTTCAAAAACCACTAAGGGATTAGAGACAGTGAGTATATTCTGTAATAGATGGGGTTGGACAAAAAAACATTATGAAGAGTATCAAACAAAAAATGATCTTGGTATTGGTAGAAAGTTTGAACTTGCTGCATTAGAATTAGGATTCAATGAAATAGATGCGGGCAAGGTCATGGGTCTTTCTGCTTTTGGTAAGGGTATTTCATATGAAGTTCAAAAAGAATGGGAGAAAAAAGCATCTATTCTTTTTACAATTGCTGAAAAATATAGTTGGAATATAATACTAACAGGAGGGTGTTTCCAAAACTGTGTTGTTAATTATAAATTATTCAAGGAAAAAGGTGAACATATTAACATGTATGTTGATCCTATCGCACATGATGGTGGCACAGCAATAGGTGCTGCATACCTCGCTTATGATGAAACCCAAATTAAAAATTCTTGATGTAAGTGCATCTATAGGATGTAACTTAAGTTGTAAAGGTTGTAATCATTTCAGTAATTATTTCGCTGCGGGTTCTAAAATTAGTACTGATGCACTACTGGATGATTTAAATAAAATACTTCCAAGAATAGATATAGGTAGAATCTCTGTTATAGGGGGAGAACCATTATTAAATCCACGATGCGAGGAAATTTTAAATGCATGTAGATCAAGTTCTGATTCTATTGTTTATCTCTATACCAATGGCTTATTACTCTTACAGAATGAAAAATGGATCAAAAGAGCATTAGAAGACCCAAAAATATTTTTAAGAATTAGTGTGCATATACCTGAAGTAATAGACATCGTAAAAAAATTTAATCATCCTAAAGTTATTGTTAGTGAACATCATGATAATGTGGATCAGTGGTTTTATTCAATAAAACAAAAGGATGGAAAAGTCTATCCTTACGATCATAAAAATCCAAAAAAAAGTTTTTATTATTGTTCATGCCCTAACACTCAATTATATAATGGGCGTTTATGGAAGTGTCCTAACTCAGCATTTTTAAATGAATTATTGTATGTGACTGATCAAGAAAATGATTTGGTTTGGAGTGAGTATAAAAAACAGGGACTGTCAGTTGATTGTTCTGATGATCAATTAAAAACTTTCTGTGATAATTCGACAAACCATGAATCTATATGTAATATGTGTACATCTAAACCCTTAAAGTTTAGTGCTGCTGTTCAATCTAAAATTAAAAAAAAGGTGATCCATGTTTAGAGGTAATTACGATAATATCACCCCTCATCGTATTATGGTGAATGATTGGTACAGGACAAGTAAATATGAAGAATCCATTAGTAAATGTATAAAAGAGGGTGACACAGTAATTGATTATGGTGCAGGAAGTGGTATTTTATCTTACATGGCAATAAAGTATGGAGCAAAAAAAGTATATGCTATTGAGAGAAACTATAAAACAGCAAGATTTTTAAGACACAATATAAAAAAAGCAAATTTAGAAGACAAGATTGAAGTCTTTGTTGGTGACGCTGCTTCATTTATTTACAAACATGACATTGTAAAAATTGATGTTGTGATAAGCGAGTGTATTGGAGATCATTTATTTGAAAATAAAATGATATATGAGTTCTATAATCTATGTGATCATTACAGAGTAGGAAGACAGATACCCGACAACATGTCACTATGCATGTTTCCACATCTCATTGGTTTAAAAAATAATACTCGACATGAATTTGTAGATTTTGATAGTGATATAATTTCTGAATTTCCAATCGATGTTGCATATTTTGAAAATAATTCAGATGAAAAAGAATTTTATTATAAACTTAATCACAAAATTAGACATCATGATGAAAATGTATTGTTTAAATTGAGTTGGAAATATGATTTAAATGATGGATTGTTGGAGAAAAAAGTTAAAGGTTTCGGAAGAAAGGGATTTATTATGCTTTATTTTTATGTTGAGTTATTTGATAAAGTTTTTTTTACTAATCATCCGAGCAGACCAAAGACAGGGACTCACAGTTATTTTCAAAGAATAGTCCCATATTATGAGGGAGATATTAATATAAAAATTAATTCTTTATACGATCAACGTGGGAATGAAGGGAGTCCTTGTCAAAATATTGTTTTATAAATTAAATAGGAGGACATTAAATGCCAAAATTTAAATTTGAAAAAACATTTCTTATAGGAAAAGGAAAGGTTGCATGGTATCAAAAAGCAACTATATGGGCGTGGAAACAACATCCAGTTATACAACCCTTTTTGATTAAAATGATTCAATGGTTGAAACAAAAATGGATTGAAGTAAAAATAGAGAACACGATAAATAAGGTAGACAATGATATAGAAAAAATTCATGATCTTTGGGATGAGGAGGAATCAAATAAGAGGATGGATACTATCGCACAAAATGGTAATGATGGTCTTCACTATTTTGAAGAAGAATCTGTAGTAAAAGGATTAAAAAACATTGGAATTGGAATCAGTACAAATTCCTAATTTTCTCTCAGAAGATAGGGTAGATGTAGTTTCAAAATTTTATTTTGAAGTGTGTGAAATTTTAGGATGTAAAGTTCATGAAATTACTTTCAATAATATTACGACTAAAGTTGACTACGTTTCAGGGACTAATTATGAAGATTTTGATTATAGATATTGTCCAAGTATTGAAAAACAATATACTGATGATAAAGTCATAAATTATAAAAAAATACCTGAAGATAAAATAAAAGATATAAACACCGATTGGATTCCAGAAATGATTGATCATTTAAATGAGGAATTCCAAAAAATAAACAGAAAAGGTAAGATTCGTACTTTTGTCATATTTAATCTACCAAATCCTGTTCAAATACATACTGATGGAAATGATATTAAAAATAAAAGAGGGAAAAGAGATGTTTTTAATCCCGTTTTCAAACGAGAAGAATATTTTCCATCATATAAAAAATTTACTCATCAAGGGTTAATTACTATACAAAATGATGATTTAAGAAATGGAACTATAGTTTTCAATCAAACATTTCCATATAGTGTTTATTATGCGAATCATGAAAATAATTTAGATAGAAAAAAATCAGTTATAACATTTTTAAAGGATGATGATATTTTTAGATTTGATGAAAAAATTGAAAATTATACTTATGAGTACATGTCGGATGAAGAATATAAATTATTACCAGATATGAATAGAGAGCAATTATTTGGATTATCACTAGATAAAAAACTTATGTTTATGGACAAAGGTACTTTAGTATCATGGCAAGATGGAAAGTTTCATACAACCATACCAATGAAAAAAGAATGGGGTAATAGAATAATGTTGCAGTATGAAGCAGTAGATGAATGAAAATATTATTTAATGGTTGTAGTATTACTTGGGGAGATGAATTAGAGGACAATAGAAAATCGAGATTTAGTAAATTAGTATGTGATGAATTGGATATTGATGAAAAAAATTTAAGTATGCGTGGTGCTAGTAATGATTATATTTTAAGAACAACTATAGACTACTGTGATAAAAATACAGTAGACATTGCAGTGATTCAATTTACTGTTGAGAGTCGCATAGAATATTTTGGTGATGATGCATTTCCACACCAATTTGCTCCTGCAAATCGTGTAAAATGTCAAAATAAAAATAAATGGTTTTACAAATTAATATACAATGAATACCATGGATATGAAAACTTAAATAAAAATCTATATTTTCTAGATTTATATTGTAAGTATAAAAATATTAGATTAATTCCATTATGGCTTGATTGGAGTAAAAAACATCAAAGTTTTTATTGGAAATCTACTATTAATTTAATTCATCTTTGTAAAGATATTTGGAATAATCCAGAGTATAATCAAGGATTAATAAAATCTCACAAAGAAATATTATGTCCTAACCATCATCCTAATGAATTAGGGCATAGATGGGTAGCAGATAAAATAATATCTTTAATAAACTTTGATAAATATATTTACATATAAAAATATTATGCCAACATACCCTGTAAAACACACTGAAACAGGTGAAACAAAGGAATTTTCTATGACTATGAAAGAGTATGATCAGTGGAGAAAAGAAAATCCCAAGTGGGATAAAGATTGGTCAAAAGGCACTGGAGGTGCGGTGAGTGGAGTGGGAGATGTATATAGTCGTACAGATGGAGGATGGAATGAAGTTTTATCTAAGGTAGGATCAATGCCAGGTTCAAAAGTAAAACCACAGAAAACTACACATTTCTGATGCCAGCGAGAAAAAAGAAGACTTCAACACAGGTAGGTGCGGGTATGTCTGCTAAACAAATGTCAAGAAGAAAACCATTTAACGCTGAGATGATTGTAGATATAAAACCATTATCTGCCAATCAAACAAAAGCTTTTGAATCATATAAAAGTGATAAAAATTTATATTTGTTTGGTGTAGCGGGGACAGGTAAAACATTCATCACTTTGTATCTTGCATTAAAAGAGGTATTGAATCCTATAACACCTTATAACAGGGTAGTTGTGGTCAGATCAATGGTCTCGACAAGAGAGATAGGTTATTTACCAGGTGATCATGAAGATAAATCATCCTTGTATCAGATACCTTACAAGAACATGGTTAAATACATGTTTGAGTTACCATCTGACAATGACTTTGAAATGTTATGGGGTAATTTGAAGACGCAAGAGTCAGTGAAATTTTGGACGACAAGTTTTATTAGGGGAACAACACTTGATGATTGTATTGTGATCGTAGATGAGTCACAAAACTTGAATTTTCATGAGTTAGATAGTATAATAACAAGAGTAGGTGAGAACTGTAAGATACATTTTTGCGGTGATGCTGCCCAAACTGATCTCACAAAGACAAATGAAAAGAACGGCATCTTAGACTTCATGAAGATAATTGGTGCAATGCCTGAATTTGATTTAATTGAATTTGGTATTGAGGATATTGTCAGATCAGGTCTTATTAAAAGTTATTTACTTAATAAAATAGAACTAGGTTTTTAATGTTCATTCATAAAGAGGTTGATCTTCCTTCTTTAAGTAGGAAATCAATTGATGGTGTGAGGTACTACACAGTCAATAATAAACCGATGGTGTCGATCACGTCGGTGACTTCTCACTTCAACAAAGAAATTTTTGTGGAGTGGAGAAAAAAAGTAGGAGATGATGAGGCAAACAGAATCACTAAACGGGCAACGACAAGAGGCACTGCTGTTCATGAATTAATTGAATCTCATCTGCTTAATAAAGACGTTAAGTATGATAAACCTGGACCTAAAATGTTGTTTCAACAATCGAAACCAAAATTAAAAAATATAAATAATATATACGCACTCGAAAAAAGTCTGTATAGCAATGAACTAGGAGTTGCTGGTACAGTTGATTGTATTGCAGAATATGATGGAGAGTTATCAATAATTGATTTCAAAACTGCTGCAAAACCTAAACCTAGAGAATGGATAGAAAACTATTTTGTACAAGCAGTGGCGTATGCTTGTATGTTTTATGAGTTAACAAATATACCTGTAAAAAAACTTGTTATTTTCATGACTTGTGAGAATGGAGAGGTAGAAATATATGAAGAATATGATAAAATGAAGTATATGAAACTTCTCGTTCAATACATCGAAAAGTTCGTGGAGGACAAACTTAATGCCCGCTAAAACAAAGGTACAAATTAAGGAATCCCTCAAAGGAAAATTTTTATGTCAGGACAAATTCTCTAATGATATTGAACTCCTTGTTAAAGAAAACAAGGATATGAATTACATAGAAGCAATCTGTCACTATTGTGAATCAAATAATGTTGAAATTGAGTCGGTTAGTAAATTAATTACCAAACCTTTGAAGGAAAAACTTAAGTGGAATGCCACAGAATTAAATTACCTTAAGAGAACTTCTAAAGCAAAGTTTATGATATGAGTTGCAAAGTTTTTTGCACATATCCATGGAAACAACTCTTTAGTGATTCTTATGGTGTCTATATGCCTTGTTGTATGGCAACTGTGAATCATCCCCACAATGGATGCTGGCACGGTGCCAAATCAGATTTTCCTGCACCAAAAGTCAGCGAAGTTTCACCGTCTGAATTTTTTTATTCTGATTATATGAAACAGTTGAGATCTGACATGAGAGGAGGTAAGACAACTCCTCTTATTGAAGAGGTTTGTGCAAATTGTATTAATGAAGAAAAAGAAGGTAGAAAAGGTTTAAGAGATCCTCTATGGTATGAACCACTAGGTAGAGTCATAGAAGTTAAATTAAGACTATTTGGTAATGCATGTAATTTGTCATGCTACATGTGTAGGATAAAAGACTCAAGTTCAAGAATAAAACAGACTGAAAAATTAATTGAAATAGATCCTGAGTTTGGTGAGATGCTAGAGTATGATAAGTTGACAGATGAAATGAAACATGGTGGTGTCAATTACAATGTCATAGAGGATATAAAAAAAATAGCACCAAGAATAAAAAAAATATACATCATAGGCGGTGAACCATTTATCATGCCTAAACATTACGAAGTTTTAGATGCTCTAATCGAAATAGGTCAGGCAAAAAATATTATATTAAAGTATCATACAAATCTCACAAAATTAGAGTGGGAGGGAAATCATATTTTCGATTACATAAAAAGATTCAAGGGTTGTGATATCAATTGGTCATTAGAAGGATTAGGAGAGCAGAATGATTACATAAGGTTTGGATCAAACTGGGAATCAAACTTACAGAATTATTATAAGATAAAGAAACATGCTAAAGTTTGGGGAAACGTATGTGCCTCATCTTTATCAATTTTGTCTCTTCATGAGACTGAAAAATGGATGAAAAGTGAGGGTCTTGATTACTCAATTAATAATATTCAAGAACCTAGACCATGTAGGATTGATTCACTTCATCCTAAAATAAGAGAACAACTTCTACCCCTTTACAGGAATACTAAATTAGAGAGTTCTTTATCTGCAAATATAGAAAATTGGGAAGATAGATGGGCGGAATTGTTAAGGTATCTCAAGGCATTAGACGAAATAAATAACACAGACTACACTAAAGTTTTTCCTTTATTGAACGTAGAATGATATGCCTAGATTATCACCAGAAAAATTTTACGAAACATTAAATAATTTATCTGGAACGGATAATTTTAATCTTCAACAACCAAAGAAAAGAAATTCTCCTTTAAAAAAATATAATGGATTATATAAAAAAAAATCTGTTTCTCCACAACCAGATAATTTATATCAATTATATTTGGAGAAACCTACAATCAGGGTTTTAAATATACATGCACATAATGGATGTAATTTAGCATGCAAGGGGTGTAACCATAATAGTCCTTTTCTTGCACCAGGTAGTTCACTGAATGTTGATATGATGATTGAAGATATAGAGACAATATTACCAAGAATAAATGTATGGTCACATATAAGTGTGTTAGGAGGTGAAGCACTTCTTGAACCAAGATGTGAAGAAATATTGACTGCCGTAGAAAAAAATTATGATGGTCGAATAAAATTATATTCTAATGCAACATTATTGTATGAAAATAGAGAGTGGATAGTAAAACATATGAATAAAGATGTGAAACTATATGTGACCCTTCATCTTAATCCTCTATCAAAATCAGGAAAAATACTTTATAAGAACGTAGAAAAATTTATTGAATATGCAAAGGATAAAACTGAATTAGAAGATCATTTACATTTGAGTGAACCTTGGGATGAATCATGGTTTGACATTGTAAAACATGAGGGAGATAAAATTTATCCATACAATGACAATAATATTGATCAAAGTTGGAATAATTGCACTTGTCCTAATCCACAATTATATTCTGGGATGATATGGAAATGCCCTATAATTGCATATTTAAGAGAAACAATTTCATCCACAGGACAACTTGATGATCCTGCATGGAAACCTTATTTACAGTATCTTGGCACTCCAGTTGATGCACCAATAGAGGATTTATTTGAGATGGCGGATCAAACACTTACGCCACATAAGATGTGTAATATGTGTCCATCAAATCCTAAATGGCATTTTGCACATATTCAATTAAAAGGTGTTAAAAATAAGGTAGGACAATTTCTACATACTTAAGAATCTATGGACTCAATGTCAAGTGATACATAGATATGAATATGAAATAAATCATCATGGAAATTAAAGGTATAAATTTAATTGATTATAAATTGCCTGATTGTATTGTTTGCCTTAAATTAGGTGATAGATATAGTTCAGAATATGTAAACAATTTATATAAATCGGTGAGAAAGTATTGTGATATGGATTTTTTGTGTTACACAGATGATTGGGAAGGTATTGATGATGATGTTTTAATAGTGCCTTTTAAAGGAAGGATTCCAAAAGAAGAATGGACTACACCAGAAAATCTTTTACATAAAGAAACCTCGCTAGGATGGTGGCCAGCATGGGCCAAATTAGAATTATTTGCTGCTGACGAATTAAAAAATTATAATAGAAAAATATTTTTCGATTTAGATATTGTAATTCAAAATGACATCACACCTATCCTTGAATATGAAACTGATTGGGCAATAATAGATTCATCATATTGGAAGGGAGAAAACTGGATAAAAGATCATCCAAAGGGTAAGGCATGGAATAGTAGTTGTATTATTTTTAAAGATAATGAATGGATTTATGATAGATATCAAAAAAATTGGGAGAATTTTGTAAAGGAATATGCTGGCATCGATGATTTTTTCTACGGAGAACATTTTAAACCAGATTTATTACCACCATGGTTCTATTCATATGCAAAAGGTTCAAAACCAGAACATTATTATGAGTCAATTTCAAAAAAGAAACCGTATAACAAATATCAATCTGATTTTTTAATTTGTTTATTTCATCAAAAACCTGACATTCACGAACTTGATTCTTCAAACATACTTTATAAATTGTGGACTGCGTAACCTGTTTAAAAATAGGAAATTTATACTCAGCAGAATATGTAAATAATTTACATAAATCAATTAGAAAATATTCTGATATTGATTTTATATGTTTTACTGATGATTCGGAGGGTATCGATAATGATGTAATAACTTATGACATAGAATCACATTGGGATGTTGAGGGGTGGTGGCCAGCGTGGAGTAAGCTAGAAATGTATGGAAGAAATGAATTAGAAAAATATGATAAAAAAATATTTTTTGATTTAGATATTGTAATTCAAAATGACATCACACCTATCCTTGAGTACGAAACTGATTGGGCAATCATAGATACTTCATTATGGAAGGGGCAAAAATTTAAAAAAGAACACCCAGAACAAGCAACATGGAATAGCAGTTGTACAATTTATAAAGATTTGACAGATGTTTACGTTAGTTATATTGTCGATTGGGATTATCATGTTAAAATGTATAGAGGATGTGATAATTTTTTGTGGGTTAATGGGTTTAAACCTGATTACCTTCCAAGTTGGTTCTATTCATATCGTGAGGGATGGCATCCATCTCATTACTGGGAAAACCAATGGACACCACAATTTAAATACAATCCAGATTTTTTAATTTGTTTATTTCATCAAAAACCTGATGTACACGAACTTGAATCGAGCAACATACTCAAGAAAATCTGGAATGACTCCGTTTGATACTTATAAACAATATCTTGCATATAAAAATCATTTTACAAAAAATAAATATGATTACTTTCGATATGCGGGAAAATCAAAAGCGAAATTAGAATCATTTTATAAAAGAAAGGATAGATATTTCTTTGAAAAAACATCAAGAAAATATAAAGATCAGGAAATAAAAAATTTTTTTCTTGCTAATTTTACATCTACTGACAATCCACAAGGCATGTGGATTGGTGAAATTATAGGTTCAGGTGAGAAAACATACAAATTATGGCAAAAAAGACAGCAAAGTCTGTTTTATATTTTTAAAAATAATATTGAATTGATAGAAGATATTAATTTGTTTTTAGATGCATCAAAAGGTCATTCACCTTTACTTAAATTTCATTTGGCAGGAAAAATAAGTGTTGAAGAAATGGTTATATATGAGAAAATATTTGGATATTGTAAAAATTATGATAAACAATTAAATGATCCAGTATGGAAAATTATAGGTTTAAAGGTTAAAAAGTATTTACCATTCATGGATATAGATATTCAGAAATATAAAAAATATTTAATTGAAAATGTAAGATAAAATATGATTAGAACTTTGTTTGTACATATCCCTAAAAATGCAGGGACTTCAATATATAACTGTTTAAAAGATTCTGATAAGCATAACATTCCTAAGTGGTCTCGTGATGCATATCTTCCTCATTCTTATCTATTATCAAGAGCAAAACTTTATGAATTTAAACCAGAAATTCAATTTTGCGTGGTGAGAAATCCTTATGATCGATTTATATCAATTTACCATCATGTTCAGAAAAGAATGCTCGGATTTTGTAAAAAACTTAAACGTCGTATGCTGAAGTATCCACATGAAATAGAAAGATTAGTTTCTTCTTTTCCTAGTGTTAATTTTTTAGCAACTGCATCATTTGATGACTTTGTTCGGAAAACTTTATGTGAGTTTGATACTAAAGAAATTGTTCATAATTATCATCACTTCATGTCACAGTCTTCTTACATCGACAGAGCAGATATAGAAATCTTTCGATTTGAGGATCTTACTCTTCTTGAAAAACGATTAAGTATTAAAATTCCTTATTTAAATGTCGGTGGATATGATCATGATATAAAAGATTTGTATTATAAAGACAAAAAAACAAAAAAAATTATTGAGGTTTTTTATGAAAAAGATTTTGAAAATTTTAAATATTAATTCCTTAACATGAAAATATATTTTAATGGTTGTTCATGGACATGGGGGGCTAAACTATCAAAAGAGAAAAAAATTCATATCGACGGGAAGGTTTTTCACCCAGATAGATTTAGCACAAAGGTTTGTGAGTATTTTAATGCGGAGGAAGTAAATGATTCAATGTGTGGTGTTAGTAATCACTACATTGTCAGAACGAGTTTAAAAAGAAATCCTGATGATTATGATTTAGCAATAATACAATTAACAGTTAAGAGTAGGAATGAATATCATGATGGTTGCACATGGAAGCAATTAACTACAAGGAATAATCCAAAATATTATGATTTTTATAGTGATGAAATGGGTTGGCATGATGAATACATATCTCATAAACTTTTATCACAACATTTTAATAAATGTATTTTTCTTTCAATTGAAAGACAAACAAAAGTAAAAGTTGATTTACAATTAAGGTCAGATAAAAAACCTAGAAACAATTATTCAAGGTTTGAAAATAATTCTCATCCAAATGAGGAGGGGCATATTCAAATTGCTTCGGATATAATTAAAATAATAAATGAAAAAAAAATATTTATTTAGTAATAGACAGGGTTTTCAGTAGTTGACATCGTATAAATAGTTGTTTATAATTGCCTTATGATGGGCATGAATCCCTTAATCTATTCAATCCGTCGAATCCAACTAATCAAACTAAACTGTATGTCTTTTTCAGATCTTAAAAAACAGTCTCGTCTAGGAAGTTTAACATCAAAACTTACAAACGAGATAGAAAAAATGAATCGTACCACACAAGGTGGAAGCGATGAACGTCTATGGAAATTAGATGTAGATAAAGCAGGAAATGGATACGCTGTAATCCGTTTTCTACCAGCACCAGAGGGAGAAGAACTTCCTTGGGCAAAACTTTATAGTCATGCCTTCCAAGGTCCTGGTGGTTGGTATATTGAAAACAGTCTTACTACTTTAGGTCAGAAAGACCCTGTTTCAGAACACAATCGTGTCTTATGGAATAGCGGTGCTGATTCTGATAAAGAGACAGCAAGAAAGCAAAAACGTAAACTTACTTACATCAGTAACATTTATGTTGTAAAAGACCCTACCAATCCTGAGAACGAGGGTAAAGTATTCTTATACAAATTTGGTAAAAAAATATTTGATAAGATTACTGCTGCAATGCAACCTGAGTTTGAAGATGAAACTGCAATTGATCCATTCGATTTCTGGCAGGGTGCCAACTTTAAACTTAAAGCAAAGAATGTAGCAGGATACAGAAACTATGATAGTTCTGAATTTGCTGCTCCTTCTCCTTTATTGGAGGATGATGATGCACTTGAAACTTTATGGAAAAAGCAGTATTCACTAGCAGAATTCACTGAAAAAGATCAATTTAAATCATATGCTGATTTAGAGACTAGACTTAATGCTGTTATTAATCCATCAGCACAACCCACTCGTGTTGATGAAGAACTTTCACATGAAGCGTCAGTTACACAGAATGTGGCACCACCTGTTGCAATCGCAAGCGAACCTTCATCGGTAGAGGATAAGGATGATGCTTTGTCTTACTTTCAAAAGTTAGCGGAAGAGTAAAACCAAAATCACTTTTTAATTTCAAAAAATCGGGAAAAAAAATCCCGCAAAAAAATTACTTATAAGGTTTTTTCTCCTTATCTTAACGTGGAGTTAGGATTCGGAGATTAGACCCTTTTTTAGTGCGTTTATCAATAAACTGAGAACTATCAGTGTATGTCATTATTTCTCTCATGTCTGATATAATGGTTGAAATGTAATTTGATTTCAATAAAAATATATTTCTTTTATCATCATTTTTTTCTACTTCATATTCATAATTAGTAACCGATTTAAGTAAATTAGAACCAGATAAAGTTTTATACTCACCCTCATATGAATATTTTAATGTAAAATTTTCATCAACTTTCAAACCACCTTCCAATAGTAATGAACCGTTTGGATCATTTATTTTTAAAGTTTCATAATGATGAATTTCATTTAACAATTCAGTGCCGTACTTATCAATTAAATAATTTTGAAAATCAGATTGAGTCATCGGCCACTCATCCCTTACATTGATAATATTATTTGATATTAAAACAACCCAATCTAAAAATGGTGAATTATACATTTCATTTGCGATATTATCTGGACGTGCATCACCTACAATTGTAAATTCATCAAAGGCAAATGGTGTATTCAATATATCATTTCTTATTTTTGCTCTTTTAAATAAATTTTTGACACGAACTACATCATTATTAGAATTCCTGCCTTGTGCAAAGGATGGTAATAATAGATCTGAGAAATCGTCGAAATATGCCATTAGAATGCTACGTCATCAGGTTCTATAGATTCAAAACTACCATCACCAGCAACATTAAACAAATCTTGTGTGCTTGCATCTGCACCTTCTTGTTCAGGAAGATAGTCACTTTCAAATATGGGTGTTAGTTCTGTAAATCCGAGGGTCATGGTGCTTCTTACAGGCATTGAACCTGCTTTTGGATCATCATATGCTTGATAAACACCTTCAGGTGTAAAATTAGTTTGGCATGTGGTTAAAGCACATATTTTAAACATATTTAAACCTTTTATTCTTTTATCTTGGTCAGTGCTATATCTTAACCTGAATACATTAGGTGATCCTACAAAAATAAGGTCTGTATTAAATCTTTTTGGTGCCATACCTTGTTTAAAAAATCTCATAATTCTTCTTACTACTACACCTTCATTTTCATCATTAGGGGCAAATTGAAAACTAAATGAAAAATTTCTTAATTTAGGTCCGTTAAAAAGTAATTCTAGATTTGGATTGACAACATTACCAGTTCCTCTTGCAATAAATGCTTGAGGATTTACGTCAATTCCTGCTAATTTTGATAATGTTCTCTGTGCTAAAAAAGATGATAATAATAAACTTGCTGATGCATTATTACCACTCTTTATTTCATTAAAGATTGATCCTGCAGATTTAAATGCATCTCCAACAAGACCTGTAGCAGCACCAACTAAATCTCCTTCTGATACTTTACCTACGGCATTTTGTGCTGCATCATTAGCAGCAAAAAAAGCACCCGCATTAAGAGCATTTGCTGTTTCACCTCCCCACCCTACAGAGTTTGATATTGCTAATTGATTTGGAATTGGCATTTTGACAACACCAATATAGTCTTTTAAATTACTGCCTCTTTGTAATCCTTTTGTTAAGGTTGATCCTGCATTAAATACTCCCTTTTCAAAAAGGTCTGCCTGTGGTGCATTATATGTAAATTGCTCTATAACTATGTGATCTTGAGAATTATCTCTTCTCATATCTACTGGATATGTAAGGGAAATAATTTCATCTTTACCAGTCACAGATAATGATTTCCTCGTATTTGTAGGTCCTTCATCTTTATTTTGATCTTCAATTACTTGTGCGGTGTCTACTGTTTCACTTGATGTATTTGGTAATACTCCTCCAAAAAATTCACTATCCTGATCTGCTAAATCTTGTAAAGCTTCTTCAGATGCAGAAGGAATAGCATTGCTATTGTTTTTTGCATTATTATATTTTTCTAAAGATACATTTTTTTTTGTTTCATTAAATGAATTAATTTTTGCTTCAAATGGATCGTAAAAATTTGTTTTATGATTCTGATTTACATACTCTACAAAACCTTTATCTGTTTTATGAATATTAGTGTTCCTTAGTTTAGTTCCCCTACCTGTCTCTTTTATTTCTTTAATATTATTAATTTGACCAAAACTTCTGTTCTCACTACTTACATCTGTGTCAACAAAAACTTTAAATTTTTTACCTTCATATTCCACATCATATGATGTATTAATTGGTGATCCTAATATTCCTGAACCTTTTATGTATTCAGGGTTATGATTTTTAGATTTAGTATTTTCATTAACTAAATTATTGATTTTTTCACTCATTAGTATACCTTTCCCCTTGCTCTGATAGGAACATCCACACCATTTCTATGCACTACAAAATCTTCTAATGGCATAACTGATACATCTTCCCATGCTGTTTTTTTCACTACTCTTAATTGACTTACTTCCGTTGCTAAGTATTTATGAACCCCCTTACCAGTAAGTAAAAATTCCATAAATTCATCATCGTCATTATCGACCATTTCTAATAATTGTTGTATTAAACCAGGTCTTGATTCTGGAGCATGATAATGAAAATTATGTCCAATAAAACCCATTCCTCCTCCAAATGCACCTACACCTAGCACATAAATTAAGGGAACTCTGTCATAATAAGGTAAAGTTGCTCTATATTTTGCTCGATAATTGAAAAACATCAATTTACCAGCACCTACACTTCCAGCAGTTGAAAATTCTGAACTAGATGCCAAGTTCTTTCTCCGTTAAAACTTGAAACTGCCACTTTCTGTCAGCACAAAAGTCTTTTGCTGCACTCCATTTTGCTTGATTGATAGCATAAGTTACGACTTCGGTTAAATTTTTTTTATTTTTTGGGAGAACACACTGTTTTTTTGGTTTTATTTCAATAATTTTCTCAACAACTTTTCCAGTTGATTCTTTAACTTTTATATAAAAGTCAGGGAAATATCTATGAACTCTCCTGTCTGTTGGTGACATATAAGGTATCACCACCTCTTCAGAACACCAAGATACAATATTTTTTGATGAGTCACAATATCTCATAAATTTCAATTCCCATAATGACCTATACACTATGTTTGTAGGATCACCTTTATATTTTTTATAATTTTTGGGACGAAATTTGCCTTTATAAGACATACATAGTATGTAATCTACCTTATTTAGATGGCAGAGACAGTATTTAACAAAAAAAGATACCATCTCAGAACCGATGATTTATTGTCGGATTTGATAAATCCAGCATTAAATAACATATATGACGTAGAAATTAAATTTGATACTAATGGAAATGAGTTAAGAAATAATATTCAAAGTAATATAACTAATCCTCGTGGAGAAAGTTTGGGAGATAGATTGGCATTGTTTTGTTCCGAAGCAAGTTTGCCAGGTTCTAATATTCAAACATCGAAAGTTGATGGTTTGAGGCAGGGTATTACACAAAACTATGCAGTGTACAGGAGATATCCACCTTTAAATCTTGTGTTTTTTGTACATCAAGATTATTTTACTCAAGAGGTTTTTACATCATGGTTAGAATTTATAAATCCACTTCAAAGTGCTTACTCAGAAAAATCATTTAAAAAACTAAGATATCCTAATTCATATAAATGTTCTATCGATATTACATCATTTAATAGAAATATATTAAGAGATTTTGACAAGTTAAGACCGAGTAACTTCTTTACTGTTCCTACAATGACAAATAACATTGTATATTCAATTAAAAATGCATTTCCAATATCAATGAATTCATCTCCTTTAACTTATGGAGATGCTGAAATATTAAAAACTACTGTTTCATTTGTATACGAACATTACATCGTAAGCAAGACTAAATAACAGTACTGAATTGAAATTATGCCATTACCAAGCGTCGTCACACCGACTTTTGAACTTAATTTAATTTCATCTAACAAACCAATTAAATATCGACCATTCCTTGTAAAAGAGGAGAAAGCATTATTAATTGCATTAGAAAGTGCAAATGATAAAGATATTTTAAATACTGTCAAAGATGTTTTAAAAGCATGTATAAAAACTCGTGGTGTGAAAGTAGACAATTTACCTAGTTTTGATCTTGAATATTTGTTTTTAAACATTCGAGGTAAATCTATTGGTGAAAGTGTCGAATTATCTGTAATATGCTCTGATGATAATCAGACTAAAGTTCCTTTGACGATATCTTTAAGTGATATTGTTTTGAATATACCTGATGATCATACTGATACTATTGATTTAGGATCTGGATTGAAATTAAAAATGAAATATCCTTCACTTCAACAATTTGTTGAAAATAACTTTAATGTCACATCAAAATCAGAAAAAAATGCTATAGATAAAGCATTTAATTCTATTAGTGAGTGCATTGATCAAGTTTATAATAGTGAAGAAGCGTGGTCTGCCTCTGATTGCACAAAAAAAGAGATAATATCATTTATTGAATCTCTTAGTTCAATGCAATTCAGTAAAATAGAACAATTTTTTGCTTCAATGCCAAAACTGTCGTATAAGACCACTGTTGTAAATCCAAATACAAAGGTTGAATCTGAAGTAATAGTTGAGGGTTTATCAAATTTTTTCGCATAATGTTATATCACACAGATATAACATCATTTTTTGAAGAAAATTTTGCTCTCATGCAACACCATGGATGGAGTCTTAATGATTTGGAGAATATGATTCCATGGGAAAGAGAAACATATATGCTTTATCTTAATAATTATCTTGAGAAAAAGAAATTAGAGGCACAGCAAAAGAATGCTTCGATCTAAAACAATACCTCAAACTCAAATTATCCCTACAGAAGAATCTGATGATGGGATAATCACTGCTGCTGTTTTAGAATCAAAATTAATAGAGACAAAAGATTTAATTGGTGAGGATATTGAAGATGTTCAAGAATCAATCGATAAAAAAACAGAAGGATATTTTCAATCACTTATAAGTCAAATGCAAGGTGTGAATAATAATTTAGAAGCAATAAGCGATACTATTAAAAAAGATATGAGAGATAGAAAAAGATATTTTGATATGCAAAAAGAATTATTTGAAGATGATGAAGAAAATTTAAAAAATCTTAGAAATAGATCTGGAGGGGGAGGAAATTTATTTGGAGGTCTACTTAATAAAGCATTATTAGGATTAGGACTCTTTACTGCACCTGCTGTAATACCTCAATTATTTCCTGATACTGTGAAGACTGAGACAGATAAAAATGTTGACCAGTCTATAGAAGAGAAAGGTCGTAAAGAAACTGCCGATCTTTTGAAATCTGAGGAAGAAAATAAGAAAAAAGAAAGAAACTTTATACAAAACTTCTTCTATGGTACGATAATGGGAGAAGATGCTGAATATGATAAACAGATAGAGAGAGCAGAAACTGGAGAAGAACCAGTATTTAACATTGGAAAAGATAAAGTTAATACAGATGAGAAGAATGAGAACATTGATGGATTAAATCAAGATGTAAAAAGTGGTGAACTTGTAGAACCTAAAAGGGATGATTATCCCAACACTAGAAGTGGTGCTAAAATATATCAAGATGCAAAGAAATCATTTGATGAAGCAAGTAAACAGATATCAGAAACAAGTACAAAGATATCTGAAACTAATAAAGATATATCAGAAAAACCTGGTAAACCTATAAAAAATAAAAGAGGAAGAATAATTGGATATGAGAATGTAGATGAATCAATAAAAAATGTTACTTTTGATGATTTTAATGAGGAAATAGATGATATAGACTCAAAAACTTCAAACACTCTAAAAAAATATAATAATATTACAAAAAAAGAAGAATTATCTAATTTAATATTAGATGAAAAAAAATCAGAAAGTAAAAACAAATTTGAAGACATTTTTGAAATGTCATCTGATATATCTGATAGTGCTGGTGAAGTCAGTATTTTAAATATTGAGGGAACAACGAAAAATGAATTAACTCCTAATATTGATACGGGCACTACAAATGCATCAAAAAATATTGATTTTGATCCTGAAAAAAGTGGTCAGGAAAGATTTGAAAGCAGTATTGCTTTAGGAGTATTTTAATGAGAGCAGCGATTAATACAGAAATAATTACAAGGAGAGCTGGTCGAAATGTGGTTAATTTAAATAAAATGTTTTCTTTGAGATCTTTTCAAATAAAAATATTAGAGGATAGAAGTTTACAATTACAAAAAGATCATATTGAGAAAAGAAAAAAAATCTTGAATAATATTTTCGAGGAATCTTCTAATGGAGAGAACGGAATGTCTAATGTAATAGATCAAGTTTTAAAATCATTAGGTATAAGTAAATTTGCTAAAAATTTAAATAAAACAGCAAAAGTAAAAACTAAAAGAATAATACCTACAAAAATTAAATCAAAGGTCAAGAAAGATAGTAATATAAAGTCTAAAATCTTTGAAAAACCCGCCAAATTTACTAAAAATTTGAAAAGAGCAACAATAGTAAAGGGTAAAAGAATGATACCTAGACAACTTAGACCAAAGTTTCCTTCTTTAAAAATTAAGTCTCCTCCTGCTTTAAAAGGATTATCAAAAATAGCACCAAATGTTGGTAAAAAAATTCCAGTATTAAATGTGTTGTTTACTGGTTTAGATGCTGCTAGTAGATTATCGCAAGGTCAAACTAAAACACAAGCGATAGCAGGAGCAGGAGCAGGTTTAGGAGGTAGTCTTGCTGGTGGTGCAATTGGTCAAGCATTAATTCCAATACCAGTTGTGGGTTTCGCAGTGGGAAGTATTTTGGGTGGTTTTATTGCCAGTAAATTGTCAGATAAAGTAACAGGTGTAGATCAACCACAAATAGTAGATAAGAAAACTTCTAAAATATCAAGAAATAAAGTTGAATTAGAAAAACGTGGTAAACCTATAAAAAATAAAAGAGGAAGAATAATTGGATATGAGAAAGTAGATGAATCAATTAAAAATAAAACAAGTACAAAGATATCTGAAACTAATAAAGATATATTAAAAAAACAAGTAAATATGAACGATATAACTGATATGAATACGAAAAATTTCACTAATAATAATATTATTAATGTGACTTCGAGTATGACAAGAAATGATAAATTTAAAAAATCAAATATTGCAAATGTTAAATTCAATAAGTCAGGTCAAACATTTATTGTACAAAATGAACCTGACACGGTTGTCAAATCTGTGCCAGGTATTAATAATTCAAATAGTGGTGGTGGATCAATTATCGTATCTGAGTCTTCATATGATGCAGCGATTGCAATTGCTAAATTAGAGGCAGCAAGAACAGTATGAGTAGATTAAGACGACATATAATAGAGGAATTATTAGTATTTCACCCTAAAGGTGAGACTGATCCTTTAGATTTAAGATTACAATCAGGATTAATATCAGTTTATGAAAGTGTATTAGATCCTGTTTTAAGAGTAGAAGTTGATATTTACGATACGACAAACAAAATGGCAGCACTTCCTATTAGATCTGGTTCTCAAGTAGGATTAAATATTGAACAAAAATTAAGAGATAAAGTTATTGGATCAGTCAAATTTGATGACAGTAATCCTTTATACATCAGTAATATTACAGGCACTTTGTCACAAACAAAAAGAGAGGTATATACTCTTCAATTAGAAACTAAGGGAGCATTTTCAAATAATACAACAAGAGTGTATAAGAAATACAAAGGAAAAATAAGTGCAAGTGTAGAAAAAATACTAAATGAAATGAAAATAGATCGTTCAAGACAGTTTATTGAAGAGACATCAAATAGTTATTCTTTCATGGGTAATTATAAAAGACCTTTCCATACTATTACCAACCTCTGTAAAAAATCAATACCGACTGTAAGTAATAAAAAAACTGCTGGATCTGCAGGATTTTTATTTTTTGAAACTTTAAACGGATATAATTTTAAAAGTATTGATAATATTTTCAAAGATGCTAATGAAGATAATGTATATGAGTATTTTTATAGTGATGTAACTGATGGTTTAGATTCAAATAATGATCATAAAATTGTGAATGTTCCAAGGTGGAGTGTTAGTCATGATATTCAGAACAAATTAAGAATGGGTCAATATAAATCGTCAAATTTATTTTTTAATTTAAATGATAGAACATTTGAAACAGTAGTATATAAGTATAGTGATAGTATTAAAGATCAACTTTCTTTATCTAATGAAGAAGATTTAATACCAGATGATTTTGTTGAATCATCATCAAGATTCATGTTTTGTTTAACTGATTCAGGTGTTCTATCTCCAAAAGGTGATTTAGATACGCCTCAAAAACAAGCATATTATAAATCACAATCAGTTGCTAGATACGCTTCATTATTTTCTCAACAGGTAAATATAACAGTGCCTATGAACTTAGAGTTGGCAGCAGGGGATGTAATTTACTGTAAATTTCCCAAGATAAATATGGATAAATCAGATTATGGAACAGACCCAAGTTCTGGGTTTTACATGATCAAATCACTATCCCATAAATTTTCCTCGGATGGTGACTATACTGGCATGAATTTAGTGAGAGATTCCTTTACAAAACTTACATGAAAAATATAGAAGATCACATTAACAAAGACAAAGAAATTCTTGACAATTCCACCACTAACCCTCAGATGCGTCGTCATACTGAGATCGAATTACAGGATTTAGAAGAATACAAAAAAAATCATCCAGAAGATGATCATGATCCAACTCCTCTTGAGTTGCATTGTGATAAAGATCCATCTGCACCTGAATGTCTAATTTATGATGACTAATGTTTGATTCAAGACTTTCACCTATAAATTTTATTGGAGAAGATGGATTTCATTGGTTCATCGGACAAGTTGCACCTGCAAAATCTTGGAGAAATGAAGCAACAGCATACGGATATAGGGCAAAAGTAAGAATTTTTGGTAGACATCCTGCAAGTGCAGATGTTAAAGATGATGATCTACCTTGGGCACAATTTTTAGTTCCTCCTAATTTTGGATCTGGGAATAATTTTTGTGGTGTCAGTTTTGTAGTTCAAGGTGGTGAACATGTTGTTGGTTTTTTTGCAGATGGCGAAGAAATGCAACAACCCGTAGTGATAGGATCTTTTTTCGGAGGACCTAATGTAAAAGACAAGATTTCATATGATGATGCAATAAGTAAACTTACAACAGAATTCAAACCATTTGGTATGAATCCTTTAAAAGTTTCAAATCTTGGAACACATAACAAACCAAGTCCTGATAATATTAGTCCGACTGAATCAAATTCAACAATAGCAGCAGGATTAATATCTGCATCGATGTTAACCCCAAATTTATATCCAAGTATAAAAAGAAGAATTAATGAGGAAAGAATAGAAGTTGATGTTCCAGACCCATGTGAAGGTGGTAATACTCAGATGTCTGTCATATCAAAAACAATAAAAAAATTTATTGATTTATCTAGTAGATTGAAAAAAATTAAGGGTGGATATGTGGATCCTGTTATAGGAAAAATTTATAATATGAAAAAATTAATTAAAAAAACTGCTGGAAAGGTGGCAGGAAAATTGGCACAGGTAACAAGAAATGCCAGAAAATTTATGTTTGAAAAAATAGGAAACTTGACAAGTAAAATTGTGAAACCTTTGGATCCAGATCAATTATTTAAAGACATTGAGGCAAATGCAGCAAAAAATGATTTATTTTGCCTTATTGAAAATGTAACCAAAGGTTTTAAAAATTTAATGGAAAAATTTTTAAATGGTTTATTAGGAAATTTAGTTGCATTTCCCTTATGTGCTGCAGAACAATTACTTGGAGGTTTACTTGGTCAAATTAACAATTTAGTTGATAAGGCAATAGGAAATCCAATGAATATTTTGAATAAAATATTAGGTCCTATTGGATCATTTGGTGATTTTATGTCAAAGGCATTGAACATGGGTCAAATAGCATTGAATTTTTTAAAATGTGAAGGGTCAGAGTGTGAACCTAAACCTGCTGATTTCGTAACAAATGTAGGACCTCAATTAAAAAACTCTTTAAATTTTGATGAAGTATTAAATTTAAAAAATGCTTTTAATATACCAGGTCTTGATGTCTTAAAAAACCCTCTTGGTTTTGTAGATAATATATTCCCTACCCCGTCTTTTGGAGTTTTTACAGGAGCAGCAGAAGCAGTTCAATCTGTAGTGGGTGGATGCAATCCAAGAACTAAAACATGTGGACCTCCAAGAGTAGAAATATTTGGTGGTGATGGAATAGGTGGATTAGCAAGAGCAGTAATAAATGAAACTGGTAAAATTGTAGGTGTTAATATGACCGAATTTGGGAGTGGATTTACAGAAAAACCATTTGTTTCTTTTATTGATGATTGTGACAATGGAAGAGGTGCAGTGGGTGAAGCAATACTCGATGATGATGGGAATCTGGTAAATATAGCAATTCTAAATCAAGGTGGTGGATATCTAACTCCTCCTGCTACAAATTTATTAACTCAAGATAGACAGGATGATGAAATTTTAAATGATATATCAGATGAGCAGGGTGAAGATGTTGCTGGAATAGTAAATGATGTTCTTATTGTAAATCCTGGATATGGTTATGATCCTGATGACATCATTTATGTAAACACTCCTGATGATATTTCTGTAGGAGCTATTACTGATTCTCCCATTGCAACTCTTAAACCTGATCTTGACGAAGAAGGAAGAATAATTGATGCAATTGTCATAAATTCTCAAATTGGTATCAAAGATTTACCCGAATTAACTATTCCTAGTAAAAACGGATTTGGTGCTGTTATTAAACCAGTTATTGAATATAAAAAAGTCGAAGAATTTGGTGATGTTGCTATCACTGATGTAATCAGAGTTATTGATTGTATTCAACCTTATTAAAAAAATGTCTGATAAACCTTATGAACCACCGTTAATATTATCTCATCCTGAAGATGGGTTTTTAAGGGTTGGTAAAGAAACAAATGATGATATTGATAGGAAAGCTCAGGTTGAACTTGGTTCGGGATCTGGTGCTAGTTTATTTTTATTTGATGATGGTGGATGGGAAATAAGAGGTATTAAAGGTGGATTGAATGATACAGCAGAATCTTTGCATGCAGGTGCAAATATTGTTCAGCAAGGTGGAGGACCTCTTAATATTGTATCGGAAGGAGATTTAAATATATCATGCCCTGATGGTAAATTGACCATTGCTGCAAAAGAGATAGTGATGGAAACAGTTGCAGATGATGGTGATTTTGTTCTTAACTCAAAAAAAAATATTAGATTAAATGCATCTAATAATTTTACCTTGATCGGGACAAATGTAATAACAAAAGCATCACATACTCTTCTTGCTCATTCAGATGGATTTAATATTATGTCAAGTGATACTAGAAATATAGTATACGAAACCAAGACACCAATGACACCACTTCCTATAATTAAGATGGTTAATACATTACTTAATAACGTTACTTACGAAAACAACTAATGGCAACTGTTCCAGAATTAAGTGCTGGTAAGGTCTACATAGGACCTGAACCAAGACAAGATAGATCTGTAAAAACTATTGAAAGTGGTGAAAAACAATTTGATGGTACGTTAGCGGTCACAGGTCCTGCCTTTATAGGTGGACACTCTGATAGTGCAAAAGGTGTGTTGAATGTTGGAACAGATCTAGGAAACTTTAGTCCTGAAGTTGCAGGTAGGGCATTAGATGTTCAGGGTGATGTCAATGTTGTAGGGAAGAAAGCAGAAAATGCAGTTTATATTCAAGGTGACTTATATGTCAGTGGTAAGATTGATGGTGGAAATAAGGGAAGACTTGCCTCTAGATTTGGAACTGCTGACTCTTTACCACCCAAAGCATTTGATATCAAACATCCTACGAAAGGAGAAGGGTGGAGACTTCGCCATGTTTCGTTAGAGGGTCCAGAGTCTGCTGTTTACTATCGTGGTAGATTGAAAGGATCAAATACAATTGAATTACCTCATTACTGGAAAGATCTGGTTCACGAAGATAGTATTACTGTTTCAGTGCAACCGATTGGATCTACTCAAAAAATTATTGTCATGGAATTTGACAATGAAAAAATAATTTTATCTGGTAATACAGATTGTTTTTTTCATGTCTATGGTGAAAGAAAAGATGTGAATCCATTACTTACTGAGTATGAGGGTAATAATAGGTATGATTATCCAGATCCAAACTTCAATGAAAATTCTGAGTTATCAGTTGAGGATCGTAATTACACTGATACTAATTATGAATTCCCAAGAAACACTATTACGAAGTAGATAAATAAAAGAAAATTTGATTATGTGTCACAAATATCATTTTAGTGGTACCGTAACAATTGACGGTATCATTGAACTTCCTGAATCATGGTTTGGAAAAATTAAACCAGAAACTATAAATGTTCAACTAACTCCGTTAGATACCTTTCAAGAGTTATTTGTAAAAGAAATTCCTTATGGTAGAAAAGTAATTGTCAGGAATAACAGTGGGGGAGTTATAAAAGCACATTTTGATGTGGTAGCAGAGAGCATTGAAGATGAATGATGAACAAACTGTTTTATTAATTGAAATTGACATAGTAAGTAGAAAATTCATGATTCATGGTGATCAAGGTAGTTTCAGAGAATTAACTTGTGATACCTCTCAACAATTTCTAGATGTATTAAAAGTTATTCGTGATAATCAAGATGAAACGGAGGTTCGCTACCTGACTAAATAGATTGAGACAATATAGTCAGTTGGTGGTAGATGCCGTTAAGTAGATTAGAAAATTTCCTTAAAAATGTACCAGGTAATGTAATATACGTCAACCCTGACGAACTGGATGCAACGGATGACATTAATAATACAGGTAATTCAAGGACTCGTCCTTTTAAGACGATTCAACGTGCTTTATTAGAATCAGCTAGATTTTCATATCAACCTGGTAAAGATAACGATAAATTTGATAGAACCTCTATTCATCTATCAACTGGCACTCACATTATTGATAATAGACCAGGATTACAGATTGATACTGCTGGTTCTCTTACAGATATAAATGGCATAGCATCTTCAATAGCACAATTTTCTGTAGGGACTAATTTTGATGTAAGTGATCCTAATAATGTTTTAGTTAATTTTAACTCAATAAGTGGAGGTGTAATAGTTCCTCGTGGCACATCAATAATTGGTGATGATCTTAGAAAAACAAAAATAAGACCAAAATTCATTCCAAATCCTAATGATAATTCTATAAATTCTACTGCAATATTCAGAGTAACTGGTGCTTGTTTCTTTTGGGGTTTTTCATTTTTTGATGGAGATCCAAATGATACTGTTTTTAGAGATTATACTTCAAATGTATATGGATCAAGATACTCTCATCATAAATTAACTTGTTTTGAATATGCGGACGGTACAAATATAGTCACAGGAAAAGGTAATACAGATTTAGACATGTATTATCATAAGTTGACTCTCGCTTATGGTGTAAATTCTCAACGTGCTTTACCTGTATATCCTACAAACACTGATTTTGAAGCAATAAAAGATGAGTCAAGAATAGTCGGTGCAATAACACAAGTTGGTGCAGTAACAATAACAGACATATATTCAGGATCTACACCTTCTGATTCAACTGCGACACCAGTTGTAACGGTAACAACTCTAACCGATCATGGGTTATCAGTAGGTACTCCAATATTAATAAATGGTGTTAATAATACGGAATATGATGGAACATTCATAACAAGTCAAGTTTTGAGTGACACTTCTTTCACATATACGCTTCCTACAACTCCATCAACCACTTCTACTCCAAACCTTTCAGGATTATCTCCAACTGTAAAAATTGAAAGTGATACCGTAACATCTGCATCACCATATATTTTCAACTGCTCAATAAGATCAGTTTTCGGAATGAATGGTCTTTTTGCAGATGGTGCAAAAGCAACTGGTTTCAAATCAATGGTGGTTGCACAATTCACTGGTATCTCACTCAATAAAGATGATAGTGTATATGTAAAATACAATACTACTTCTGGTATTTGGCAAGACCAAGCGACATTAGGATCTTCATTATCTTTACATAGTGATAGTCTTGCAAGACATACACCAGAAGCATCAAATTATCATATAAGGGTTGCAAACAAAGCAGTTATTCAAGCAGTATCTGTTTTTGCAATTGGTTATAAAAGACATTTCTTTGCAGAGTCTGGTGGTGATGCGTCAATAACTAACTCCAATTCTAATTTTGGAGAAACAGCTCTTGAAGCAGATAAATTTAGAGATGAAGCATTTTTAAAAGATGATAAAGGATTTATTGTTGATATATCCGCACCTCAGAAAAAATTTACAAATCCTTCAAATTTTAATTGGTTAACATTAGACGTAGATATTACTGCTGGATTATCAACTGATTCAAAATTATACTTATTTGGATATCGTCAGAAAGATAATGTTCCATCTAGTAAAGTTTTAGAATTTTCTGTAGGTAATAAACTAAATGATCAATTATCTTTACAAATTAATAATATAACATACGATGTCAGCATTTTAATGCCTGTCCCTCAGACAGATCCAGACGACAGAGTATCAGCAAGAAAGGAAATATTTGTAGGAAGTAATTCAGGTATTAATTCTATAAGTAGTGATAGATTTACACTACAAGAAAATCATAAGTTTATTAATGGTGAATCAATAAGATTTTATTCTGATGATGGTGCTTTACCTGATGGAATAGAATATAACAAAATATATTATGCCATCACAGGAGTCGGTGATGACAAAATTGATATCGCTACTAATAAAAATAATGCTGCTGCTGGTTCAAAACTTACAGGCATCAATAATTTAGGTGGAAAATTAAAAATAATTTCTACAGTAGCAGATAAAATTCCTGGTGATGCAGGTCATCCAATTCAATATGATTCGTCAGGATGGTTTATAAATGTAGGTGTTGGAAATACATTATCTGCTGCTATTGTTGCAAATTCAACACAATTGAGTCCTGAAACAAGACAAACATTTATTAAGAGAATTAGAGATACTAGAGATGATAGTGAGAAAAGATATGGTCTTACATATGTAATACCTGAAGGATCATCTTTAGCATCACCTCCAATTGAGGGATACTCTATTGAAGAGAGTAGTTCGGTTATTGATGACACTAATTATAAGAATGATAATACTGAATTAACTTCAGCAAGTGATTTAAGAACAAAAACAAACATTATAAATGCTGATTGGACTGCAAATGTTGGAATAGTCACAACTCAATATAGACATGGTTTAAAAGTTGGTAATACAATAAAAATTAATAGACTTAAAAGTTCTAACAATACAACAGGTGATGATAATTCAGGATTTAATGGAATTTTCAAGATTGATTCTGTCCCCACTGCAACATCATTTACAGTTGGTTTAAATACAGATCCTGGCGGTATAACAACTATCGCTACGAATGTTCCTTATACTTTCCATGATCAAAGTGTTGTTGGTAGTGGAAGAACATTCAGTCCATACTTTACAAGAATGGATTTTGGACCTTCTTATCAAATAAGAGAAGTAGAACAAATTCAAGAATTTAGAAAAGATATACAGGATGGAATTTATAATTTAACTATCAGAGGATATTTAAGCACACCAACTGTTACACCATTTTCTACTGCATCTAACAAATTTGGTCAAGATATTATTGATATTGTTCCGCAAAATGATCCCGACAATATTAATTATGATCCAGAGGCAGCAGTAAGTTATGCTGTTAGAGATGTAGTAGGAAAAGTAGAAACAAATAATCCAAGTAATAGCATTACAAGAGAATCATTGAATTCAATACTTGAAAATACTGGAGTTGGTATTGCGATTACTGGGACTGATATTTCTTCAGGAACTATATGTACAATAGATACAGGAGTAAGTCACGGATTGAATCCAATTAGTGGCATTCATTCAATAAGTGGAGGATCAAATTATGGGTCAGTATCAGGTGTAACTGAAAATTATTTTAATGTAAGATTAGAGGGTGGAACTGGTGAAGGTGCCACAGCAGATGTCACTGTTTCTACATCAAGCACTATAAGTAATGTAGTTATAAACAATGCTGGTTCTGGTTATAAGAAAGATGATCTTCTTACAATAAAAGGAGTTCCGTTTCATACACCAGGAAGTGATTCAACAGTTGGCGTATCATCAATTATAGATGGTGTTGGATCTGTAGGTCAGATCGTTGGTGTTGGTAGCACATCTTATGATGGTCTATTTACAATAAAAACTGTTGATAGTTCTACAAGGTTTAGTTATTCAAAACAGTCGATACCAGAAGCACCAGACCTACCATCATCTGGAGGATTTTTCTATCATGCTGGTATAAGTACAGGTGTTGTTAACATAACTCATGATTCTATTAGTGGAATCGCCACAGTATTACTGGACGGTGATATTGGGTTAAGAAGAGGTGAAGAAATAGTTATATCAGGATGTACAGGAGCATCTGCAATTTATAATGGAACACATCATATTTCCGATAGGATTGGATATGGTTCATCTTTATCAGTCAATATAGGTGTTACACAATCTGCCCCTTCGATGGCAGGTATTGTGACTGCTCACGGCACAGGTTTTTCAAATAGATCTAGTGGTAGAAGAATACCAATATACGGTGGTTTAACAACTAAATTAAGTTCTGACATCACAGCAACTGCTTCTTCTGTTATATTTTCTGATACTGCAGGTTTACAAAGAGGTGATTTTCTCTTAATAGAAGATGAAATTGTAAGAATTTCTAATTCATCTGGAAATAAAATTTTAAGAGGTATTCTAGGAACAAATGCAGTTACACACTCAGCAAATGTTGCAGTAAAAAAAATAAAAGTTATACCAATAGAAAATAGAAGATATTCTGTTTTAAGGGCATCGGGGCATACATTTGAATATGTTGGTTATGGTCCTGGTAACTACTCTACTGCAATGCCACAAGTTCAAGATAGAGTATTAACAGAGGATGAGGTATTACTTTCACAATCTGTACAAACACGAGGCGGTTTTGTTGTTTATACAGGAATGAATGATACTGGTGAGTTCTTCATAGGTAGTTTAAAAGTAGGTTCAAAAGGTGAAATAAATTTTGTTGGAGGTGAAGGTGGTAGAACAGGTGAAAAAGGAAATACTCTACCTGATTCTGCAACATTTAAGGATATAACTGTAGATAATGGATTGTTTGATGATCTAACTGTAGATAATTTAAAAGTTAATAATAATACTGAAGTCAAAGATATATCATTAACTGGAAATAGATCAGGTACTGTTGGTCAGAGTATATTTGTAGGTATTGCAAACACTTATCCAACATCTTTAAATGATGATATATTGTTTAACACTTCATATAAACGAGGTGGATTTCTTGGATGGGTTAGAACAGACGATACTTCAAATGCATGGAAAAGATTTGGAATTATATCAAATGAGAGAGATACCGAAGATTACGGTTTTGATAGATTAGGTGTAGGTGTAACGATTGCATCTGATGGACGTGCATTTGAAGTTTCAGGTGAATCATTATTGACAGGAAATGCAACTGTTACAGGGATTTTAACTGCTAGTAATGTAACTGGAGACCTAACTGGTAATTCCTCTACTGCATCTCAATTACAAACAGCAAGAACTATATCAATCACTGGAGATGTTTCAGGTTCTACTACTTTTGATGGTTCTTCAGATGTATCAATTTCAGCATCTATTAGTGGTGGAAATGCTTCTACTGCATCTAAATTACAAACAGCAAGAACTATATCAATCACTGGAGATGTTACAGGTTCTACTACTTTTGATGGTTCTTCAAATGCATCAATTTCAGCAAATATTAGTAATTCAGGTGTAAGTCCTGGTACTTATGGTTCTTCATCTTCAATTCCAAGTATAACTGTTGCTGGTGATGGTAGACTCACTAGTGTTACATCAAACTCTTTCTCCATTGGTGGAACAATACCTATTGGTGGTATTATCATGTGGTCAGGTTCATCTATCCCATCTGGTTGGGCATTATGTAATGGTCAAACAGTTAACGGTCAAGCCACACCAAATTTACAGGATAAATTCGTTGTTGGTGCTGGTAGTGGTTATTCTGTAGGTAGCGTTGGTGGTGAAGCAACTAAAACTTTAGGAACAGCAAACCTACCAAGTCACACTCACACTGCAGGGTCGTTAACAGCGACTGGTGGTAATCATTCTCACTCATTTAGTGGATCAGGAAGTAATACTCATAATCACAATTTTAAATCTGTACAGATGGGTGCTGACGCAGATCAACAAAATAGGGGAATTGATCATTCATCTGATGAAGGTATTGTTAGTTATAATACATATAAAACAGAAAATGCATCTATAAGTATTACTGTTAGTGGTACAACAGGTGGAAGTGGCAATTTATCATTAGGAGTTGGTGGAAATACTGGAGATCAAGGTGGTGCAATGGGTCAAGCATTTGAAAATTTACCTCCATATTATGCAATCGCTTATATCATGCGTATTTCATAAATATTAAGACAAGAAGGAGTGCTTCTTTAAATGGCGGCTATCAATAAGAAATTTGCAATAGAAAAAGGTCTAGAAGTAGGCACCGAAACACTAGTAGCAGATGCAGATACTAATAAAGTTGCAATCGGAAAAACTTTTGCTGAATATGGTTTAGATGTAGCACCTACATCAAACTTTGATGGTGTAGTAGCAGTAGGAAATATAGGTGTAGGAAGCACACAACCTGCATATGCGGGAGATTTCAGAGGAGATGTCAGATTTGCTGACAAAGTGTTTGACTCCAATGTTGGAGCAGGTAGTACGGGTCAAGTATTAATTAGTGTAGGTTCAGGAATTTCGTGGTCTTCAGGTGCTGATATTAAAGCTGATGCAGATGGTGCTACTTATTCAATACAACATAAAGATGCACAAGGTAAATTTGCAGGATCAAATCAATTATATTATTTTTCTCCTCAAGATAGAGTAGGTATTGGCACCGCTATTCCTGAGTACTTATTACAAGTCAAGAGACCTGTAGGTTCAGGATCTTCAAATGGATTTGTACAGATTGGAGGTACATTCCTTGATGCACAAGGAACATCTCCAGGTATCGGATCAGTCATAGGTGCAAATGACTCTGGTGAATTGACATGGGTTGGTGCAGGTGCTACGGCACAAAATATAATATATGTTTCTGAAAGAGGAGATGATAACAATGATGGTAGAAGAGAAAGCACATCATTAAAAACAATAAAAGCAGCAGCATCAAAAGCAGTTACTGGTGATGTTATTCGAGTAGCAGGTGGTGTATTCCAAGAAGATAACCCTATATCTTTACCAATTAATACTACTGTCGATGGTGATGATTTAAGAAATACTCAAGTAATTCCTTTAAATGTTGGTAAGGATTTATTTCATGTTGACAATGGATGTTTAATTCAAAATATGTCATTCATTGGTGCTGCAAACACTGGTGCTATGATTTCATTTCATCCTCCAAGAACTAATGACAACACATTTGTAAGTGCAGCAGCAAGTGCAATTTATGTGGGTAGTTGGGTCGGAACAGCATTAACACCATCAAATATTTTATATAATACATTAACTGGTGTGACAACAGTTACTGTTGCTAATCATGGGTTAACTACATCAAGCACAATTGGATTTGCAACTGGTTCACTTCAATTTACATGTAAAGGAGATAATAATAACTCAATAAAATATTATCCAAGAGCAACAGATCCAGTTGCAGGTATTTTTACGAGTGTCAATAGTGTTCTTGACACAAATAATTTCGTTGTGAATGTAGGAGATGGTAAAAGTGGTAATACTTATGTAGGTTTTATTACACAATCACCATATGTAAGGAATTGCACTAACTTCGTTCCAAATTCAATGGGAATGAAGATTGATGGAAATGACTCACAAAGACAAAAATCAATGGTTGTTGATTCGTACACTCAGTACAATCAAGGTGGTATTGGTGTTTCAATAACAAATGATGGATATGCACAATTAGTTTCAATATTTACTAACTGTGATGACATAGCGATTTATTGTGGTTCTGGTGGACAATGTGATCTTACAAACTCAAACTCATTTGCTGGAAGACTAGGATTAGTTTCTCAAGGCATCGGAACTGTAAATTATAGTGGTACTCTTGCAGTTGAAGGAATTGCTGAAGACAATCAAGTAGTCGTTGGTGGTTTAGGAACATTTAGACCATATTCAGGACAGGCATTTTATATTGGTGAACTTTTTAATCGTGTAAGCAGTGTAACTATGACTAGTGCAGGGTCAGGTTATACATCATCTAATCCTCCAATCGTTACTTTTGATGATGCAGAAGGAGATGGGGGGATTGTTGCGGAAGGTGTTGCTGTTGTTAGTGGTTTCGGTAGTGTGACTGGGATAAATTTATTTGCTACTGGTACTCAATACAGAAACACTCCAAATATTTCAATTGCTGCTCCAACTTCTGGTGTTACAGCAACTGCAATTGCAAATGTTGAACCAGAATATTTCACTATAAATAGTGCTACGTTCCCTACTGCGGGTGTCTCGACAATAACTATTGATCAGACACTACCTGCAAATGTAGGAGTAGGATCTACCGTTCCATTTGCTAGACAATCACTGATTTTAGCATCATCTCATTCATTTGAGTATGTGGGATCAGGTAACACCATTGAGACAGCATTACCTAGAAGAGGTGGTGTTGCGATTCCCGCAAATAAAACTGTATCAACTGAGGGTGGAAAGGTCGTCTTTACCTCAACAGATGAGAAAGGAAACTTTGACATTGGTGAAGATTTTACAATAAATCAACAGACAGGAACTATCACTGGTGATGCATTTGATAAAAGCATCCAAGCAACACTAACACCACTAATTATTGCATTGGGAGGATAAATGGCAGTAATACCTTTAAATAAATTCAGAACCATAACTCATACACTGACATCTTCTTCAGTTGGAATATATACTTGTCCTGCTGGAGTTTCAGCGTTGATTATATATGGAAATGTGTCAAACATAGGGACAGGAACATCTGTTACACAATTTAGTGCATTTCATAGTAGATCCTCTGTGGACACTGAAATTGTAAGTAAAGCATCTATACCTTCTGATGATGCCATGAGTTTTATTCAAGGAAGATTAGTTTTAGAAACTGGAGATATTTTAAAAATACAAAGTAACGGTGATCCAGATGTAATGAAAGTAATTATCAGTATACTGGAGAACGCTAAGTAATGGGATTACCACTACTATCTGGAAAAGTTGGAGTAGTATCATTTGCTGGATTATCTACCAGTAGAATTCAGATTGTTGGTGGCGAAAAAACTTTTTTAAGTTTGGGGGAATGTGAACCTAATTTAAACTTACCAGGAAATAATAATTATATTCTTTTTAGTGATGTATTTGGTAATAGATATTGGGGTCCATTAACACCTGCTGGATCTGTTGATGGTATTACTGTTGAATCGGAAGGGACTGCTCCTGTTGGATTTGGTGGATCAATTACTATAATAAATTTTAAAGGTAATGGTGTAGATACTGATCAAACAATACAAACCATAGGTGGAGTAGAAGTTGGTGTAGCGACAGTTAATATACAAAGAGCAGTAAATGATATTCAAGATGCTAATGCATTTACGCCAATTTCAGGTGTAACAACTTTTAGAATCGGAGCAGGTTTAACTTTTTATTCTCCATCTTCAGGTATAGTTTCATTTAGAGGTGTTCCTGATAGTAACCTCAATATGAATGATGACAGAGGATTACAAAATCTTACTGAAATTGACACTTTAACAATAGGAGCAGGTTTATCAATATTTGAGAGTCCTACAAGAACTGGTGTAATATCTGTGACTGGTAATATGAACAGTCTCAACATAACAAATACTGGAATCGCAACACTTTCTTATACTAATGCCTTAAATCTTGTTGTATCAGGTATTACGACAGCATCACAATTTCAAGGAAATTTACTTGGAGATGTTACTGGTAATGTAACAGGAAATGTTTCTGGAACTGCAGGTGGTTTAACAGGGAATCCAGATATTACTGTAAACAATATTAACTCAACTGGAATAAACACTCTCGGTCAATTAACTGCACTAGGTTTTTCAATATCTGGAGTTACAACTTTGACTCAGATAGAGTCAAGCACTATTAATAATACAGGAATAATTACTTCCACTAATGGAATAATTTCAATTAACAATTCATTTATGGGTAATTTGAGATCGTTAGGGATATCTACGGTCACATATTTACAGGGAACAAATGGAAACTTTAGTGGTCTTGTCACTGCATCTCAATTTGTGGGTGAAGTTCAAGGTAATATATTAGGAATTTTAACAGGTCGTGCTAATGGTCAATTAGAAGGGGAAGTATTTTCAACAGGTATTAATACATTAGGTTTTGCAAGAATGTCTACCGCATTTGTTTCTGGGGTAGGGACTTTTAATGGTCAAATTGATGGTAATGGAGGTGCAGATATCTCTGGTGGAGAGACAGTATTAAGTTCGTTATCTGTTGCTGACATAACTAGTGATCATATTCTATACTCTGATGGTGGGAGCATAGTTGGTAGTTCAAATTTAATTTTTAATGATTACACTTTAGATGTAAATCAAATTAATTCTGTTGGATTTCTTACTGCAAGTAATTTAGGTGTTGGTAATATAGCAACAACAAGAAACTTTATAGCATGGGGTATAGGTACTGCATATAATAGAGTGGACGTGAGAAGTAATGATGGATCTGCAGGTAGAATTGATTACTATTGTGAAGTAAGTAATCAACACTACACTAGAGTTCAAGCAGCACCACATTCACTTTACTCAGGAAATGTTGTTGCCACACTTCCAGTAAAAAGTGGTGATGTTATCGTAGGTGACACTGCAGGAGCAATAGATCAGAATATTCATACTAGTGGTATTATAACTGCCTCAACATTTTCAGGTACTAATCTTACTGTTGATAGTCAATCAACATTTAGTGGTCATTTATTACCTAGTGCACATAACTCCTATGATATTGGATCTGATTCAGTCAGGTGGAGAAATGCATATGTTGCTGATATGCACTTTAGTAATAAAAATGCAGATTCAAACTGTGTGGATGGCACAACTGGCGACTGGACATTACAAGAGGGAGAAAATGATATATTCATGATAAATAATATCACAAAGAAAAAATATAAAATAAATCTCACCGAGGTATAAATAAATTTAAATAGAAAAAAATGTTCCAATGTCACGAGCTAGAGAATTAGCAAAGGTCGGAGGTAAAAACCAACAGATTATAGCAGGTCTATCCTCTCACGTTGGAGTTTCCACATTTGCTGAAGACGTTTTCATGTATAGTGACCTTGAAGTTCAAGGCACAACAACATTTTCTGGTGGTACACTTACTCTCGGAAATGCAAATACAGATAATGTTGTATTCGGTGGAGAAGTTGATAGTAATATAATTCCCGATGATGATGGTACATATGATCTAGGATCTTCGTCCAAAGAATGGAAGGATCTTTTTATTGATGGTACAGCACACATCGATACGTTAGACGTTGACGCAAACGCAGGTATAATTGGCGATTTAACTGTAACTGGTACTGCAACTTTCAATACTGCATTAGCAAACAGTAATTTAGCAAACAGTTCAGTATCTTATGGTGGTGTTTCATTATCATTAGGTGGATCAGACTCAACTCCAGCGTTCGATCTTCAAGATGCAACAGGTTATCCAACTTCAAGTTTAACTGGTACTATAACCAATGCTCAACTAGCAGGTTCTATCGCTAACGATAAACTCGCT